CATAGGAATAAATAAATTATATAACCCGCTTTTAGTCTGTCCGTTCTTACTTCGGTTATGCGGATTGGAATCATTAAATAATTTTTTAAATTCTGAACCTCCTTTATTCAATGCATTAGATGTTGACCCCATCATACATTTTCCGATTACTCTACTTCCTAATCTTAAACAAGTTTTTGTAACCCTCCAATTGTTTAATATGTTGTTAGGCTTCAACCATTTACCACTTTCATCGTGAACTAATAATAAAAGCTTTTCCCCATCATATGAGTTATCATCTGTGTTCTTCCAATCTATCGTAGTGTCTAATCCATATAACTCTTCGTCTGCAATATCATACATATTTTTCTTTGTAATTTTTGCAGCAGGTATTCTAAATGCAAGCTCTGTTTTTGGTTTATCCATACCATCTTGTATAGGTTTAAAGAAAAAAGGCAAGCGATTAGAAATAGGTACAACTTTATCTGTAAACATTTTTTTAGCATCCGAACCTGTCTTTGAAAGTATTCCAACCCTTGAATCTTTAGCTAATGTTCCTGTGTTTACACACTCAGAAGAACCCATATATGAAAAACCTGAACGTCTTATTTTTAAATATATCATTCCAAAACATCTATGGTCAGCCCTACAAGCTTCCCAATAAATATAAAAGATTCTATTAGCTTCCCTAAAATCAGGATAACCTACGTCAATGGATGTCCATTGAAGATACATATAGTGAGCTCCTGTAATATACGTAGCAACTTTGTTATTTATAAACCAATAACCTAATTCTCTTTTATCAAATTCATCTTCAATGTAATCTACCCACCTTGACTTAAAAGTGTCAGGCATTGTATTCCATTGAAATATGGAGTTTATTTTACTAAGGGGTTTTGGTAACTCTTTTCTTTGCCAATAATCTTTGTCTCTTTGAAGAGACTTGGGAGCTTTGGGTAATGCTATTAATAATCCATTTACCTCTATAACCTGTTCTATCTGTCCTGTTTTAGAAATAACAACTAAATCATATTTTTCATTATAACCATACAACCAACTTTTATTTCTATTCTTGTTAGAAATAACATTCTTAGGTATAGCACTATCTATAACTCTATATAATTTATTTAGACCTTCTTTCTGCAAATCCTTGTTTTGTATCTATTTTACTTGGACCTTTTTCTTCAGCATCAATAATATTTTTTTCTGCCTCTATTCTAGCAAGAATATCAAAAGCATCCATTATGCATAGTTTTTTTGTGGCTGCCGCATTTTTCAATCTGTCAGCAGCTAGTTCATCTTCAGGGTCAGGTTTTAAAATATCTTCTTTAGCAACTTTTATTAATTGCTCTACCGCTCTCATACCTGCCTGAATTATATTTTTTTTTAATGTTTTTGAATCCATTTATAATTTAATTGTTATTTGATGGTCGTACATTCTGTATAACTTTTCTCCTTCTATTTCAAATTCATATTCTGTATCCGGCTGAAAACAAACCTTATCTCCTTCATTTATGTTGTGATTTCTTAGATATTCATTACTATATTTTATTTCTCCCATTAATGGTTCTTCACTAAATGGTTTATAAATATACGAATCTTCTACAGGAATAGGTTTAGTAAAACAATATCTACCGTGAGTATTCCATTTCTTTCCGTTATGAAACATATAGAATTGGTCGGGTTCTATAAAAAATAAATTATCTTTAAAAAAACTTCTTCCGCTTTTTCTTCTACCATACATATCATTATAAAATTTAAATACGTTATGATGAACAACAAGAATATCTCCGGGCTTTACAGGGCCTGTATATTTTATAGGCGTGGATATGACTTCCGCAAATCTATTAGAAGCTTTATGATTTTCTTCTGAAGTGTTAACTATAAAATCTATTCCACCAATATTTTTAGTGTTATTATATCTAGTGTCGTTAACAGGTTTTGCTATAAATAAATAGGGTGATTTCATTCATTTAATTTAGATTTAATTTTATTTATTTTGTCAGCCAACATCATATGTTGGTCAAAGCTAAGGTTAGATTGTTTTTTTTGGGAAGTATATATTTCGAGCTGCTCTTCTAAGTCTAATCTTTTAAACTCTTCCATTCTTAAAAGTTTATATTATATTCAATTGATACAGGCATCCCTGTAAATTCTTTCCATAACACAACCTCTTCTTTATGATTGGATGAAATCCATATTACAAATGAGTCTTTTGATGTATCATATTTTATAAGATGAATATGATGCGTTCCGTTTAGAACGTCTTGTCCTACTATGTAGTGCATTGCTCCTGATTTATAGTCAGGACCGACTGCAATTTTTCTTATGTCGTTCATTTAATTTTATTTGTAAATACGAATCTCAAAAGGAGCACCCGTTAATAAATCATCATCTAAAGCACCTGTTTCATCTTCAGTTTTAATTATGATTGTATCAGTTGCAGTAACTTCAACTTTTGGAGGTAACCCGTTTGAACCGGGGTTTCCGTAATTAAGCCATACTTGAATTTTATCTATTGGGTCAAATATAGTAGCCGATGCCGTTACCTCATACTCTCCTACTCCGTTTCTTTTATAAGACATTGTTGCTCCGGTAGTATTATTAAGCTCAATAGCGGTAGGGTCATCGGTAGTTTTTTGAGTCACTGAAGCCGTATACACATCATAACCTAATTGTATTTGTGCTGCGAATTGTGCTATTGAACCAACAGTTACATTTTTAGTTGCATTTGATGGAGAAGCGTTAGGAGCAGTAACAATAACTAAATCATCTGCTGCCGCTTGAACTATAGGGTATTGACTAATTTTTGACATCTTAATTTTCTTTTTTAGTTACTTCTCCTGTCTCCATATTAATAACAGAATCCGCTCCGTATTTCTTTGCTAAATCTTTTTCGTTTTCTAAAAACAATTTTTCTATTGCTTCTACTTCTTTTAATATCTTAACCTTGTGTAATTCTAAATCACCTAACGTTAATTTTTTTTGAATAAAATCCTTTTTGATTTGATTAATGAGGTCTAACTCATCTTTTGTTATATTTTCCATTGTATTAAATTTTAATACAAAGATACTATTTTTTATTTTTAATCTTCTCAAATGACCTTCCGCCAAAATAAGCTGAAATCACGGTAATCAAAGTGAGCTGCAAAAGGTCTGTCCATTTGTCTTCTACTTCAAAAGTTATCATACCTGCGTCTATAAATATCATAATAATAGTTGACACCACTAAAAACATAAGTATTATAGGTCTTACATTTTTTGTTAGCCAAGAAGCTGAATTATCTGACACCCATCTATCAGTAATATTTTTTTCCATATCAGCTTCGTGCTTCATAAATAATTGCGTCATCTCTTTTTCAAACGCAGCTTTTTCTTCTTTGGTTTGCACAAATTTATCTACTATCCCTGATAGTCCTTCTGCAACTCCGCCTCCTGCTGCTCCAAATATTTTATTTAATATATCTTTCATAATTCTTTGTATTCTGTTTTAGCATCATAACTTGGACATCTTTTTGTTGAGAAGTCTGAATGTCCATATATCTTAGCTTCGGGATGAAACTTTTTTAAAACTTTAAGTAACTCTAACAAACTATATTTTTGTTCTTCTGTTCTTGTATCTTCCCATTCTTTCATTTTTTCATCCATACCTCCGATATAGCATATCCCGATACTAGATTTATTTTCTCCCCTGCAATGAGCTCCGGGGACTTGCACAGGGCGACCATACTCTAATGAACCATCTAATCTAACCACGTAATGATACCCTATGTCGTCCCACCCATTTCCTTTGACGTGCCAATCTCTTATTGTCTCCGCACTAAAATCTTTGTGCTTTGGAGTAGCCGAACAATGAATAATTATTTTATCTATTTTTCTCATCTACCTTGTCCTATATATTTTTTATTATAACCTGTTTGTCCTTTACTTGCATTTTTACTATGCGGATGTGATTTGCGTTTAGGTTTTTTATACGCAACAACATTTGCTCTACGTGCCATTATAATTTAATATTTAAACCAAAACTTGTTTGATAAATTTCTGAATCCCAAAATTGAGTATACTCTGCTTCTATATAAATTCCTAGTTTTTTATTTATCTTCCATCCCATAATCGTACCTGCTTGCACATCCGACCATTGTTTGTGGTTGGAGTCTTGAATTAATCCGCCCAACCCCCAATTGTCTCTATTTAAATAACTAAACTCATCACTCCCTTTAATGTATTTATGATAAGGTAGTATCCAATTTACATAAGAATGAATCCAAAACTTTTTTGTTTGATGATAAAAATCTGCTCCGACTATCGGTGCAATCTCTCCAAAGCTTTCAAGTTCATCCCATTTTTCCTGATTGTATCGGTTCATTAAACTACCAAATATTCGGTCTCTGAAGTCCACGTCAGTATAAGCAACGGTTGTCCCTTGTGCATCTACCCAATACCAATCATATGTTTCATTACCATAAGAGTCAGTTTGAGTATACCCAATATCATCGTAGCCATAATAAAAACCTAAACTGTACCAAGGGTTTATAGGAAACCCTTCTGAATCAGTTTCATTCAACCATATTTCAATCGGGTTATACCCATAAGGGCGTTGATGCGTGCGATAGATTCCGCCCAAGCTTAAACTAAGTTTTTTGCCAATTGGTAATCTAAATCGAACTTCTGCGCTTTTATAATTAAAACCGGATATACCTTGTTCTCTTTGCTCAAGCTTTGCTATATGGTTTTTACCTGTATGTCTAATAAATATTCGAGAGTTTATAAACTCTTCTGAACGTCTTCTTTCTTTTTCAAAGTGTAACAAATATTCAAATCCTTTTACTGCCGCAGTGGGAGAAGACAATGCTTTAGTGTTTTCAGTTCCATCATAATAATGTTTGTCTTTAATCTCATAATCAAACCTTGCAAGTTTTCTTATTCCAACACCTATACGATAATCAAACGGATGGTATATAGTGTTATCAATAACTTGTGGCACTGCATATAAGTTATCAGGATTTGTTCTAACAAAATAACTAGGACTAGAAGTTTCGTATGCATTACTTGCATCCCCTGCTACATATATAGTAGAATATTTTGTGAGGTCATCATATAATTTATTAAAGAAATTTTCTTTTTTTTCTTCTTGAGCTACCGCAACACTAGTTACTAATAAAGCTGCTATAATTATAAGCAGAAATATTATACCATTCATTGCAAACTCTTCTGTTTTTTGTTTTCTATTCATTTTAAAATTTGCTTTCTATTATTTCATCAATATGTTCTTGTATCTCTTCTAACGCATTTTCAGGTAGTTTTAAGGAGATATCGCTCTCAATACGCAGAATCACCTCATCGTTATTTAAAAGCAGCAGAGTCGGGATATAAACTATCTCGTGCTTCGAGAACATTTTTCCTTCTTTGCTTAAATAAATAGTTTCTGTATTTGCGTCTTGAATTTCCTTTAATGATATCTCATTATCTTTTAAAAACTCAGCACTAAACTGTATTACAGTTATAGATTGGGAGTATAATAATTGTGTTGTGAAAAATACAATAAGTGCGAGATATCTCATTTTTTTCTGCTCATCTCGTAGAGCCTCTCATCCATCTTTGCTAAAGATTCTTTAATCTCATTTACATCTTCTTTTACAGTGGTAACATCTGCATCGATTTTCTCAATGGTCGACCTAATTAATTTATCTTTATAATCGAATTCAATTTTTTGAACTTCCGGTTGAGGTAGTTCCATTGCTCTTGCAATGTCTGCTTGTAGTGTAAAATACATTCCTATTAAGGATGTAAATCCAATACTTGCAGCAATTAATTCTTTTATACTTAAACTAAATTTACTTTCTGACGTTAACTGTTTTTCTGCCATCTCTTTCTGAGGTTTCTACATATTCATAATTTACTTCAATGTCCATTAGATAAGAGTTAGATTGATAATAATTCATTAAGCAAAGATAAAGAATTATTTTTTTGGAATATCGTCTGTGTCAACACCATAGGCTTCAAGTGCTGCGACCCATTCTTCTCTGTCTGTATATTCTTCTACATCCGTATAATTCAAATCACATACTTGACTAGGGCTTACCCCTCCGGTTAGTTTAAATTCTCCACCTTCAGTAGCAATCCAATAAGTGAATTCAGAAGGGTGTGATATAGAATATTTT